CCCATTGCGACTGGCTATTCCAGCAATTTGTTCTATGGTGACATAGTTCAGTTGTCTGGCGGTACTGTTATTGCAACAGCAATGTCTGCTGCATCTTCACCCGGTACAGCTACGGCAGGTACTTTAGGTGTGTTCCTTGGTTGCGAGTATGTTAATTCATCCAAGCAAACTGTTAGAGCGCAATATTTCCCTGCTAATACCGTCTCCGACTATGCAGTAGCATATGTAGTTGATGATCCTAGAACAGTGTTAAAAGCTGCGTTGACAGTTCAAGGTACATCCTTAGCTAATACCGGAACCACTGTAGGCTATGCTAACCCTAACTTTATTGGAACAAACTTGTATGCCGTAACTGGTAACACAGGATCCACCAATACAGGTAACTCAGCATTAGCTTTATCTGGCGGTGTCATTAGCTCAGGTACATCTGGTAACACTCGTGTTACTTCAGCTTTGCCTTTCCGTGTTGTTGGACTTGTCCAAGATACAGCATATACAGTTCAAGCTACTGGTTCCACATCAGGATCCAGTTCAACTTTGACTTTGACTGCTGCAAACACAAACATCAGCCCCGGCATGCAATTGATTGCACCTAGCGGTACAGGTTCAGCTCAAGGTAACTACATCACAGTTACCAACATCAGCTCAACCACAGTTACTTTGTCTAGCGCAGTAACATTAGCATCTGGTTCAGCACTTTCATTTGTCGGTTATCCTGAAGTATTAGTGGTTTGGAACCAAGGCTTCCAGGGAATGACTAACGCTACTGGCGTATAAGGAGTAATCTAAAATGGCAATTTCAAGAGCACAACTGTTAAAAGAACTCCTCCCAGGCTTGAACGCATTGTTCGGTTTGGAATACGCACGTTATGGCGAAGAGCACAAAGAAGTCTACGAAACAGAGACTTCAGAGCGTTCTTTCGAAGAGGAAACAAAACTGTCCGGATTCTCCGCAGCACCAGTAAAAGGCGAGGGCACAGCCATCTCCTATGACAATGCACAAGAGGCATGGACAACTCGCTATAACCACGAAACCATTGCTTTGGGTTTCTCAATCACTGAAGAAGCGATTGAAGATAACTTGTACGACAGCTTGTCTGCTCGTTACACCAAAGGTTTGGCACGTGCTATGGCTTACACCAAGCAAGTAAAAGCAGCAGCTGTTTTAAACAACGGCTTTAACTCTGCTTATGCAGGTGGTGATGGCGTGGCTCTGTTCTCAACAGTACACCCATTGGTATCTGGTGGCACCAACGCTAACACTCCATCTACTCAAGCTGACTTGAATGAAACCTCTCTCGAGAGCGCAGTTATTCAAATCGCAGCATGGACAGATGAGCGTGGATTGTTGATCGCTGCTAAGCCCAAGAAGTTGATTGTTCCTCCATCACTCCAGTTCGTAGCAACTCGTTTGCTCGATACTAAATTGCGTGTAGGTACAAACAACAATGACATTAACGCGCTTGAGAACAACGGTACGATTGGCGAAGGCTATGCAATCAACCACTTCTTGACCGACGTTAATGCTTGGTTCTTGACCACAGACGTACCAAATGGATTGAAGCACTTTATTAGAACTCCTTTGCAGAATTCTATGGACGGTGACTTTGATACAGGTAACGTTCGCTATAAAGCCCGTGAGCGTTATAGCTTCGGTTGGTCTGATCCATTGGGAGTCTTTGGCTCTTCAGGATCATTCTGATAAAAAGGGGGCTAAAACCCCCTTTTTTATTGACGATGTTTAAACATAATGGTATAAACAGATATCTAGGATTTTTATGCGTACCGCCAGCCTGCCTAGAGGTCATGTGCAATCAATTGGTACGCTACTTATTGCAAAGGAATTATCATGGCACGTGCAACGTTTGAAGGCCCAGTAATAGCTGGTGATCAGAGATTTGGTGACTTACGTAACATTGGTTACATGGGTTTGAACCAAACTGCGAATTTATTGTTGACAAATGTCACACCAAACACAGCCAATTTTGGTGGTGGTTCTGGCTCATTTGTTGATTCAAATGCCATTCCAAATGGAAGCGGTGTTGTTTACACGCCTTCTTCTACAGTTTATCCATCTGTTGCACAAACAATCCCAGCAGACACCACAACCAATTGGTATCGTGGATTTGTAGCTTACTTGCCCGCTGGGTCAAGAATTGTCAACATGTTGGTTGACGTACAAGCTTTGGTAACTATTACAGGTACATTGACTTCACAAACAGTCTATATTTCTAATAACTACACAGCCGCAGCAGGTACACCTACATACGCAGGCACAGCGGCAATCACCGCAGTTGGTCGTCAAGCATTGTCAGCTTTCACTGCTACACAATTGGCTAACCAACAATCAAGCTCTACAGATGTTATCCAAGCCAATGGCTTGCCAAATATCTCTCAAGTTGTATTCACCATTGCGATTGTAGGAACATCAGTTACTGCAATCACAGCGGGTCAATACATATTTACCGTTCAATATACACAAGTTGACGGTAGCATAGGTTCTACGACTGCTTACCCATACGGTAACTTCGATTAATTCTTAGCGGGGAGGTAACTCCCTGCTTTTACTTTTGGAGAATTAATATGATGCAGACTGATGTTTTATCCTCCCACCTTAGTGCGGCTGGTTCTTATTATGTTGGGCGTACAAGGTTAAAAGGTTTTGTTATAAGCCCAAAAGCCAGTACAGCCGCAACATTTGAAATTAGAAATGGAAGTTCTACCGCCGCTGTTTTATACACAATGGATATTGCAAGCCTTGGCACACCAAATACAACTTCAGTTTTAATCCCCGGCGAAGGCATCTTGGCTTCTACGGGACTATATTTAACATTAAGCGCAGGTTCCGTTACAGGAATCACGGTGTTCTATGGCTAAGTCACCAGCATGGCAACGCAAAGAAGGGAAGAATCCGAACGGCGGTCTAAACGCCAAGGGTCGGGCATCCGCAAAGAAGGAGGGGATGAATTTAAAGCCTCCTCAACCCGAGGGCGGATCAAGGAAGAAGTCCTTCTGTGCCAGGATGGAAGGGATGAAAGCAAAACTAACATCCCCCAAAACAGCAAATGATCCAGATTCAAGGATCAACAAAAGCCTTCGGGCTTGGAAATGTTAGGAGTACAAGATGGCAGTAGGACTATCATCTATTGGGCCAATTGGGGATGCAAAAGATGCAGATAAAATGTATGAGGAACAACTTATACATTATATAAAAGGTAATAATCGCGGTGCAGGTATGGGTTTTAAACCTCGTCCAGGAGATGCTAAAACAGCTAATGCTTTGAATGCTGAAGCAACTAAAAAATGGATGAGTAAACAAGAACCAGCAATAGAGAATGACAGCGACATTCCTACTGGCGGTACTTTTAATGCTGATGGAACTTTTATTCAAGCCAAGAAAAAAGGTGGTAAAGTTAAATCATCCGCATCTAAACGCGCAGATGGTATAGCTACCAAAGGATTTACTAAAGGTAGGTACATGTAATGGACAACCATGATGTTAAAGTAATGACCGATGGAGCCGCAGTAGTCGTAGGACTGGGCGGTTTCATGCAGTGGTTCCCTCCTGTGGTGGGACTTGTTGGTGGTCTATTGACGATTGTTTGGTTGTGCTTGCGTATATGGGAAACCGATACGGTTAAGGCTTGGAGAAACCCAAATGCCAAGCACGAGTAAAAAACAGCACAATTTTATGGAAGCAATTGCCCATAACAAGGCGTTTGCAAAGAAGGTTCACATACCTCAACGGGTAGGTGAAGAGTTTGTTAGCGCCGATAAAGGCAAAAAATTTTCAAAAGGTGGAGAAATGAAATCAGAAAAAGCACATGAAATGCATCAAGCAAAAGAACTTCGTCGCATGGCGACTGAAGAGGCTCGTGAGGCCAAAGAGATGAAACACGGTGGTCATACCAAAAAGATGGCCATGGGTGGAATGGGTATGAACCCAAGAGCAGCAGCTTTAATGGGCGCCATGGCTGCTAGACGTAAACCAGTTATGGCAGCTGCAATGCCAGCAATGAAACATGGAGGTAAAGCTATGGAACACGAAGGACACGAACACCACATGAAAATGGCTCATCATCATTTAAAGATGGCGATGAAAGCCGGCGGTAAAACTGAAGAGAAGGGTATCCCCCACTCTAAAGATATGGGCGAGAAAGTTCTTAAACACGGCGGCAAAACTCACGCTTATGCTAGAGGCGGTAAGATCGACGCACGTATGGAACCCGCACACATGGAAACCAAAGGCGATTTGCGTAAAGGCAATAAGCCCCATGGTGAACATGTTATCCAGGAAAAAGGTCACACACGCGCCATGATGCCCAAAATGAAGGGTAACGTTATTGGTAATGGCCCTATCGTTAATGCCAAAAAGCATGGCGGTAAAATTCATCACAAGAAGTAAGGATTGATCATGAAACATAGTCACGGACATATTTATCCTGCTGGCCATGAGCATCATCATGAGCACAAGATGCATCATGAGCATGTAGCTCAGCATGAGGCTGGTGGTCACGTACACCATCACCATCATTACAAAGAACATGCTGCTGGACACAAGTTGCACCATGACACAGTAGAGCACTTGCACAAGCATCAGAAACACATGTCTCACGGCGGTAAAGCCTGTTAAGGAGTTAACATGGAAGATAAGCAAAGTTCTCGCATCAAAGCGACTTTAAATTATCCTAACGGCCCAGTTCCCAGAGCTGAACTTATTAAAGATAATGTTGGTTATAAGCCTACATTTCAAGCAAAAGATTCATCTGATGAAGAACGGGCACGGGTTCTTAAAGAAGCTTCTGAGTATGCTTCGGAATTGCAACGTGAATCACGCGGCAAAAAGAAGGGCGGAAAAATTGGCAAAGTTGCCAAAAGTAAAAGCGCTTCTAGCCGAGCTGATGGTATAGCTAAAAAAGGCCATACCAAAGGGAGAATTTGCTAATGCTAGCCAGTCGAGGAATGGGTGACATTAGCCCATCTAAGATGCCCAAGGGTATTTGGAAAAAGCGCCGTGATAACACGGACTTTACCGAATACTCTAAGGGTGGGAATGTTGGCTTGTATGCCAATATTCATGCAAAACAGGAACGTATCGCATACGGCTCCAAGGAAAAGATGAGAAAGCCTGGAAGTAAGGGCGCCCCTACAAATGAGGCGTTTATCAAGTCTGCAAAGACCAGAAAATCCTGAAGTGTAAACGTTTACAGATGCAATCATGACAACAACCGGAAAAACATCCTTTGACCTAGACTTCACCGAATTGGCGGAAGAGGCATGGGAACGTGCCGGTCGTGAATTGCGTACTGGCTATGACTTGCGTACAGCCAGGCGTTCCATGAACCTGATGACCATCGAGTGGCAGAACCGTGGTATCAACATGTGGACGATCCAACAGCAATCGTTTACACTTGTTCAAGGATTGAATACGTATCCTATCCCTACAGATACGATTGATTTGATGGATCATGTGATCCGTACAAACCAAGGGTCATCAAGTAATCAATCAGACTTGACGATCACCAGAATCAGTATGCCCACGTATGCTACGATTCCAAATAAGTTAACCCAGGCCAGACCAATTCAAGTATTGGTGCAAAGAAACTCAGGGGAAACCAATCCGTATTTAGATAGCACGGGAGCTGCTATAACGCTCGCTACAAGCATTAATTCAACAGCGACTACCATTGTGTTGTCCAGCACCGTAAACATGGCTGCACAGGGCTATATTCAGCTTGGCAGCACATCTGGTGAAATTGTTTATTATTCCTATATATCAGGGAATTCCTTGATGAATTGCTTTAGGGGTCAGAACAATACCACAGCTCAGTCATACACGGCGGGAGCAGGTACACCTATTTATATTCCACAGATTCCCGCTGTAACTGTTTGGCCAACGCCAGATGGATCTACGACATACACGTTTGTTTATTGGAGAATGCGCAGAGTACAGGACACTGGTTCTGGCATTGAAACAGGCGATATGAGTTTTAGGTTCATGCCTGCATGTGCAGCTGGTTTGGCGTATCACATTGCGACCAAAATACCAGAAGGTACACCCAGGATAGATATGTTAAAGGGACAATATGATGAACAGTTCAATCTTGCGGCGGGTGAAGATCGTGAGAAAGCTGCGATACGTTTTGTACCTCGTCAGCAGTTCATTGGTTCAGGCAGTCCATAATGGGAAACAGGTTCGCATCAGGCAAACATTCGATTGCTGAATGCGATCGGTGCGGGCAAAGGTACAAATTAAAACAGTTGAAATTTGAGGTCATAAAGACTAAACTTTATCAATTGAAAGTTTGTCCGGAGTGTTGGGATCCAGATCAACCGCAATTACAGTTGGGTATGTTCCCAGTTGATGATCCGCAGGCGGTCAGGCAGCCAAGACCTGATTTGAGTTACGAGGCTTCTGGTTTGGATTACTTGGGTTTTCCTTCTGGTGGATCAAGAGATATTCAATGGGGATGGAATCCAATTGGTGGAACATCGTTATCAGATGTAGGGTTGACGCCTAATTATTTGGTGGCAACAACAAGTGTAGGCACAGTCACTATAACAGGGAGTTGACAATGAAGAATGATGATATTAAACAAGACAAGAAGTTGATCAAGAAGGCTTTTGCTATGCACGACAAGCAAGAGCATCCTGGTAAGCACACGAACTTAACCAAGTTAAAAAAAGGTGGAATTGCTGGTGTATCTAGCGAATCCATGAAAGCCATGGGTCGTAACATGGCACGGGCAACCAATCAAAGGGGCAGATAATGGCTAAGCAAATCCCACCTACAACCAAGAATAGTCCACCTATTCATCATGGTGCAAACGTTAACAACAAGCCTGCATCAGATTATGCTATTCCACATACCATGACGGACAAGAAAGTTGACATTAGAGATGATGTTGGAATTGTTCCAAAGATGCCTACTCGTAAGAATTGGACACCTTTGTCTGGTGTTTCTATTGGCATCAATGACGAAGTAAAAACTGACGGCATTGAAATGCGCGGTGCTGGTGCTGCCATCAAAGGCCGTATGTCAAGAGGCCCAATGGCTTAATATGTATTATTCGGAATTAGTTACTTCAGTTCAAGATACTATCGAGAATACATTTCCGACGGTAGATATGAACCGCATGATTGAGCAGACGGAGCAGCGCATCTATAACACGGTGCAGCTGCCCAGTTTACGTAAAAATGTGACGGGTACATTAACTTCTGCAAAACCATATTTATCTGCGCCAAATGATTTTTTATCGGTATATTCATTGGCTGTGTATCCTGTAGACGGATCAACTGGTAACTATCTTTACTTATTGAATAAAGATGTAAATTTTATTCGTGAAGCATATCCCAATCCAAGTTATCAAGGTCAGCCAAAACATTATGCTATCTTTGGCCCTGCTACCACTTCATCTAATCCTCCTAACATAACAAATGAGCTGACATTTATTATTGGGCCAACACCAAATATTGCTTATAACGCAGAACTTCACTATTACTATTATCCAGATTCAATTGTTCAAGCTGCAATAAGTACGGTATCAATTACTGTAGCTGGATCTGGGTATACAAATGGAACATACTACAATTTAAGTCTTACCGGAGGTACTGGTAATTCTGCTACTGCTACTATTGTTGTATCAGGAGGAGTCGTTACTTCTGTAACTATGGTTGCTAACGGCTGTTATTATGCTGTTGGAGATCAGTTATCAGCCACAATTGGTAGCGCTGGATCAGGGTTTACACTTACAGTCACAGCAATTACTAATGCGAATGGTGAAACATGGGTAGGTGGTAACTTCGATACCGCACTGATGAATGGCGTTTTAGTTGAAGCTGCAAGATATATTAAAGCTGAACCCGATACGATCAAGTTCTATTCGGATATGTATTCAGCATCTATGACTTTGTTAAAGAATTTGGGAGATGGCAAATTACGTATGGATGCTTATCGTGATGGTCAATTTAGGCAACCAGTTGTATGAGCATAGTACAAACCCAGACTACGTCGTTCAAATCACAGTTGTATCAAGGGGTACATAACCTTTTGACGGATACGCTTTACATGGCTTTGTACACAGGTAATGCCAATTTAAATGAATCGACAACTGTATATTCTTCCACCAATGAAGTGACAGGAACTGGATATACGGCTACAGGAATTCAAGTTACAGGGGCAACTGTAAACGTTTACAGTTATACTGCCTATGTTAACTTCAACAATGTGGTTTGGCCTAATTCATTAATCACAGCCAGGTGTGCTTTGTTATATAACGCAAGTAAAGGTAATAAATCTATTTGTGTTATTGACTTTGGATCTGACAAGACAATGCAAAACTTTACCATTACAATGCCGTCAAACACGTATACTGCGGCATTAATTCGAAGCTCAAACTAGGAGATATTATGCAGACCGAAAACATCAATCCAACTGAAGGCTCGGCAGTTGCTGTAGCTACTCGTGCTTTTCTTTTAGAAAATGCTAATGTCGTTGGCGCGTATACAGTTACTTGTATAGGCACGGATGGTAAAATTAAATGGGAAGAAACATTTCCTAATTTGGTGGTCAATGTAGGTAAGGCTGATCTTCTAAACAAGTATTTTGCAGGATCTTCTTATACTGCTGCTTGGTATTTAGGATTGGTAGATGGCGCAACAAGTCCTACATACAATTCGGCAGATACCATGTCATCACATGCAGGATGGACTGAAAACGTAGGTTATTCTAATGCCACTCGGCCTGCTGCAGCGTTTGGTGCAGCATCTGCAACGGGTGGTGGAGCTAATACAGCAGGAACAGGAACTATTTCTACATCAGCTACAGCGTTTAACATTAATGCATCAGGCACAATTGCTGGTGCATTTTTAGTCACAAACAATACAAAATCAGGTACAACAGGAACTTTATATTCTGCTGGTAATTTCACTACAGGTAATCGTAC